CAGTTGATAGTGGTGATGAAATTTCTATAACAGGTAAATTTATAGATGTATAATGAAAAGAACACTTTTAGATATAACCCAAAAGATAAGTAGAAAATTGGGTGATGCTGAATTAACACCAAAAGATTTAAATCATCCAATATATTCTATTTGGGAAGCAAAGGGTTGGAGATTTGTGGATATATTGAGAGAAATAGAAAATAGAACAAATCAAAATAGAATACGAGTTATTATAAATACACAATATATAGGAGCGGATGATTATATTGTTGAACAAGGACAAAATGGCCTGATTTTTAAATTTATAAAAAATCAATTTCAATATACATTAGAAAATGATGATTATATTGAGGTAACCGGTGATATAGAACAATATGCTTAAACAATTTAATTCAAATGCTAGAAAACTTAATAGAGTTTTAAAACAAATTAATTTAAATAATTTGAGTGGTTCTGGTTATGTAGATAATGCATTAAGTGATTATTTTATACAAACTTCACTATCAAGTTCATTTGATGGTAGAGATGAAAACGGAAATCCATACCAAGTTGATATAAATGGTAAACCAATATTAAATGCACAATCTTTACAAGAAATAAGCGCATCAATCCAATACAGATACACAGCATCATTTGATACAACAATACCTACAAAATTTAATTCAAATAATAAATCCAATCCAAATCCTACCAAATTAGTAAATAATAAAAATAAAATATCGGATTTTCATAATGAGATTTTAAAATTTAGTGGTAGAAGTATAAGAAAATCAATTGATGCATTTGATAATACAGGATTTGGTACTCTAACAATTTATAGTTCATCATTGGATTACGGAACAGAGGGAGCATCTCCAGAAAATTTTGAAATATTAGTTTATGGACTACACGTTCCTGGTCACTATACCGTAAAAGAACAAAACGGAAATGTTGTAATAACTTTGTTGGATAACTACATAGATTATGATTCTGTAACTGTAAATGATATTTATGTTATAGGAAAATTTAAGTAAAATGGGAATACAATTTTCAAACGGATTTAATATAACGCCTAATACCAATTCAGTATTAGGAATTGTAACCCAAAATTTACAATTATATTTAAATGCTGGTAATATAACTTCATATCCTGGTTCAGGAACTTCTTGGACAGATTTATCAAACAATGCTTACACTACAACTCTTGTAAATGGAACAGGGTATTCTGCAGACGGTGGTGGAACTTTGACATTTAATGGTGCAACTCATTATGTAGATACCAATCAAAGTTTAGCATCGGAAGAATTTTCAGTTGGTGCATGGTTTAAATCTTCTGCAGCCGGAATCAAAATGATATTATCAAAAGAAACAACTGCAGGTTGGCCTTGGAATTATAGAATATGGTTAAATGGAGGAACTATTGTTGGAGATGTAGCACAATCAGGAGGAGAAAACGTAAGTGTAACTTCGGTTTTAACAAATTATAATAATGGAAATTGGTATAATGTAATGTTTACAAGAAATGATTCAACATTAAGATTATATGTTAATGGTGTTGAGGTTAGAAATGTTTCGGATACTTTAACAGGAACAATTTCAAATTCACAAGAAGTTTGGATTGGACGTTCAGCATTTACAGGTGGTGGTTTAAGTCCAACGGGCAACTATCCATACAACGGAAGTATATCTGAAATAATGATATATAATAGAGTATTAACTGCAGCAGAAATTTTACAAAACCACAATGCAACTAAATCACGTTTCGGATTATAACAAATTGGATATTTATAGGATATGGCAAACTTAATAAGATTAAAACAAATAGAAAGTGGTTCATCATTAGACACTGCTGCACAAGTAGGAGCAAATTTTAGCCAATCTGTTCAAAATGTTGTTAGCGAATCTGCAGCAACAATTCTTTCAGCATCAATCGTAAATGTTGTAGTTAATAATATTGCTGCAGTTTTACCAGATGGTGTAATATCAGGGGCTGCACAATTAGATGGTTCAACAATAAAAAACTTAACAATTTCAACTGAAAATGCTGACAAATATTCATTGGTTGTTAGTGGAGCTATGGCAGTAGTAGATGCGACAAATCTAACAGGAAGTATAGATGGAGAAAATGATACGGTAGTTCCAGGTCAAATTTATTTAGTTACGGGTAGTGTACCACCAGCAGACCCATACGTTAGTGGAAGTGCACAATCAAATATTATAGACCAGGGAGAATGGTAAACGGAAAAAAATTTATATTTATACATTGAATAACTATAATTAACGGAGAATAACTAAAATATGGCGCAAATAATTAAACACAGACGTGGTAGTTTAGAAGCACTATCAGCAGTCACAGCTTCACTTCAAAAAGGTGAAATAATCATAGCTTCGGGTTCATCGAATCTAACAACAACAAATGGAACTTCGATAGTATTTGCAGTACCAGAAAGTGGTTCCGTTCAGGCCGTAAACAGATTTCTTATAGGTGATAATGCACCAAATACTTTTGCTGCAGGAACATATAATGGAATGGTAAAGGGTGTTCCTTACTATGCAAGTGGTAGTTCCACTCTTTATTTATTGGGTGAGGGAAGTAATGATATTCCAAATTTAGTTGGTAACATTTCTGTATTCTCTGCATCGGTTGATAGTAGATTAGATGCTGTTGAATCTTCAATTGGTGGAGGCGGAGGAACGGGTATTGGTGATAGAGTTGCATCATTGGAAGTAGCATCAGCTAGTTTAAATTCTTTTAGTTCTTCCCAGTTAAATAAAGATTCAAATTTAGCAACTTATACAGGTTCAGTTAGTACTAGATTGACAGAAATTGGAGTAGTTAGTGGAAGTTTAATATTATCAGCATCTGCAGCTAATGTTTCTATTACAAATTTAAATACATTTAGCGGTTCTCAATTAACGCAAAATTCCACTTTAGCAACTTACACAGGTTCACTAAATACAAGACTAACCGAAATTGGTGTAGTGACTGGTTCATTAATTCAATCCGCATCAGTTGATAGAGTTTCTATTACAAATTTAAATACATTTAGTGGTTCTCAATTAGATAAGGATTCAACTTTAGCAACTTACACAGGTTCGCTTAATACTAGATTAACCGAAATTGGTGTAGTAACTGGTTCATTAATTTCATCAGCATCAAATCAATTAACAAGATTTGAAAACTTTACATCATCATTTAGTACTGCATTTGGTTTAAGTGGAGCAAATGTTACTATTAATGGTAACCTAACCGTTGCAGGAACAACTACAGCAGTAAATTCTACTACAATTCAATTGGGTGATAATATTATTGAGTTGAATGGTAGTGGTGTAGCAAATGGTGGTTTATTAGTTAAAGACCCGACCGCACCAAATACAGCAAGTGGTTCATTACTATGGGATTCTACAAACGATTATTGGAAGGCGGGTGTAAAGGATGCGGAAAGTAAAATTCTTTTAGCAGGTGGTGATTCGGTAGTTTCAGGATCATCTCAAATAAATGTTTATAATACTACTAATTTTTCTACATTCAATAGTACATTAGCAACCATAACAGGTTCTTTAATATCTACAGCATCTGACCATGAGAGTAGAATCGATACAATTGAAGCATCATTAGGTGGCGGTGGTTCTGTTGGTAGTAGAGTTGCGGGTTTAGAAGCATTAACAGGATCATACGCAACTACAGGTTCAAATACATTTGTTGGTAATCAAACTATAAGTGCATCACTTTTTGTAAGTGGTACGGTAAACTTTAATAACGCCGTAGCAGTTAATGATGCAAATATGAATTTGACAAATAGTTCTTCATTGAACTTAACTTCAGGTTCTTCAATTTATGTTAATGGTGCAGGTGTAATTAGTGGTTCTATTAGTGGTATTGGAAATGTAACTGCATATAGTTCTTCCGTTTCTACACAATTAACAAGTATAGGAACATTTACAGGTTCACAATTAACACAAAATTCAACATTAGCAACTTATACGGGTTCTGTAAATACAAGATTAACCGAAATTGGTGTAGTAAGTGGTTCGTTAATAAGTTCGGCATCTGCTGATAGAGTTTCTATAACAAATTTAAATTCATTCAGTAGTTCCCAATTAACTCAAAATACTACATTAGCAACTTATACAAGTTCAGTTAATACTAGATTGACAGAAATTGGAGTAGTTAGTGGTTCATTAATTACATCGGCATCTGCGGCAAATGTTTCTATTACAAATTTAAATACATTTAGCGGTTCTCAATTAAGTAAAGATTCTACATTAAGTACATATACTGCATCGGTTGAAACTAGATTCAGTACATTAGCAACTACAACGGGTTCTTTAAGTAATAGAATTACCACATTAGAAGGTAGTGGAACTATACAGGGTGTGGGTACTACAAATAATGTTACTTTTGGAAGTTTAACTACTTCAAATAATGTGACAGTTGGTGGTGATTTGATTGTACAAGGTAATACGGTAACATTAAACACTACACAATTAGTAGTTGAGGATAAATTAATTTCTTTAGCAAGTGGTTCAGCAAACGCTACCGCAGCTAATGGAGCAGGAATAGAAGTAATAGGAGCAAACGCAACGTTTACATACGATTCTACACCAAATGCATGGACTGCAAACATTCCAATTAGCGCATCAGCAGTAACGGCATCTGTTAATGTTCCTGGATTTGGTTCTTCAAAAAGATTAGCATTTAGAAGTACAATTGGCAATTTAGATTTTGTTGCAGCACCATCAACAAACGGTGATTTAGTACAATGGAATGGTACTGATTTTGTAATGAGTAATGTAATTGATGGTGGTTCTTTCTAATAAAAAATAAATAAATAATTTAAAGACCCTTCTTCGGAAGGGTTTTTATTTTATATGGTATATTTATTAAAGTAGTATATACTACCCAGTCGTTATATAACTTTAGAATAGACTAAATATGTCACAAACAATCGTACTGAAACGTTCTGCGTTACCAGGTAAGGTACCAGATACGGGTTCACTTAATTTGGGAGAAATTGCAATAAATACCTACGATGGTAAGGTATATCTCAAACGTTCAGGTTCGATTGAGTCTATTCAGTCGTTAGTAACAACTGATTCTATAACCACAGGTTCAATTACACTTACTCAAACCGGTTCATTTGGTGAATTGGTATTAACTCAAGATGCAAATATAGGTAGAGACCTATTTGTATCTAGAGATATTATTACAAATGGTGATATTGATGTTTTAGGTGATATAACGGGTTCAAATTTATTAGTAAGAGGAAATATTGTAGCGCAACAATTGATTATTAGTTCTTCGGTAACTAATATGACCACGCAGTTTGCAAGTGGTTCTACATCTTTTGGTGATACGATAACAGATACACACATATTTACAGGGTCTATATCGGTTACAGGAAGTATAACAGCTACATCTTTTGTTGGAGATGGTAGTTCGTTAACAAATTTACCACCTGCAGATTTATCATCTGCAACATTGGAAAGTATAGATGGTAACAACATACCAAACCGCTCAATTGCGGATATATTTTTACAATTAGCCACAGCACAGATAATAGATTTGGATTTTAATGATTAGTGATATTTATACAAAACAGAAAAGACATTAGATGGCAGCTATATTTACATTAAGAAAAGGTACTTCAAATTATTCAACAATTGCCGATGCGGAATTATACTTACATCAAGGTAGTGGTTCTATTCAATTCGGAAGCGGTTCAGGAAACGCAGTTACATTATTACCTTTAAATGTACCTGCAAATGGAAATATTAGATTAACAGGAGATATAACCGCATCAAACGCATATTTTACAAATAATGTTAGAATTGATGGTAATATTATTTTAGGAGATTCAGCAGCAGGTGATACAATTCAATCAATAGGTGTATTTACAACAAATTTAATACCACAAGGTAGTAGAAATGTTGGTTCAACAGATGCATACTGGTCTAATGTATACGCAACATCTATATCAGGAGCAATAGCTGCAACGAATGGTGTAATATCAGGTTCGGCACAAATACCATCATTATTACCTTCTGGAATTGTATCGGGTTCATCACAAATAGTATTAAGAAGTACAGATGGTTTTTCTGCATACGATTCCGCTATATCAACTATAACGGGTTCATTGATTGCATCTGCATCTACTGCAAAGACAGCAAATGATTTGCAAGATGTAAACATTATAAATTTAAACTTAACAACGGCAAGTTTAAATACTTCCGTTTCAAACTTAAATTTAACAACTGCAAGTTTAAACACTTCCGTTTCAAATTTAAATACAGCAACTGCTAGTATTAATTTAACAACTGCAAGTTTAAATACTTCTGTTTCAAACTTAAATACAACAACTGCAAGTTTAAATACTTCTGTTTTAAATTTAGAATTATTTAGTTCATCACAACTTAATAAAGATTCTGATTTAGCAACTTATACTGGATCAGTTAATACTAGATTGGCAGAAATTGGGGTAGTATCGGGAAGTTTAATAGTATCCGCATCATCTTTTGAAACAAGAAGTGCAACTTTAGCAACTTATACAGCTTCTGTCAATACAAGATTAACTGAAATTGGAGTTGTAAGTGGAAGCTTAATAGCATCAGCATCTGCAGTTTCTACAAGTGTTTGGTATCTAAATCAAACTAGCCAATCGTTAGAAATAAGAAATACAACATTGGCAAGTGTAACAAGTTCGTATGATACAAGATGGTCTACATTAGCAAGTTATACCGGTTCCAATGATACTACTAATACAAATCAAAATAGTAGATTAACTGCACTTGAAGTTAGTAGTGCTTCGGTTCATGATTATACCGCATCACTTAAAACTGCGTTGGATGTGAGTGGGCAAAATTTGACTGTTTATGGAAATTTGACGGTTCAAGGAACACAAACCACACTTAATACAAACGAAGTAATTGTTGAAGATAAAACATTAACTTTGGCAAGTGGTTCAACAACATCGGCAGAAGCAGATGGAGCAGGTGTTCAAATAGCAGGTGCAAACGTAACAATGAGTTGGGATAACTCAAATACTAGAGTTTTATTTAATACTAACTTGGGAATCATTGGTTCAATAAGTTCATCTACATTAGTTGGTTTAAATGGTGCAAGTGTAGTATCTTATTCATCATCGGTAACTAATAGATTAACTAATTTAGAATATAAATCAGGAAGTGTTGATATAAGATTAACAGAAATAGGTGTAGTATCAGGAAGTTTAATTAATTCAGCATCATCTTTTGAAACAAGAAATCTAACTTTAGCAACATATACTGGATCAGTTAATACTAGATTAACCGAAATAGGAGTTGTAAGTGGAAGTTTAATAACATCAGCATCATCTTTTGAAACAAGAAATGCAACTTTAGCAAATGTAACAAGTTCTATAAATAATAGATTAACCGAAATAGGTGTAGTATCAGGAAGCTTAATAGCATCAGCATCCGCAGTTTCTACAAGTGTTTGGCATTTACATCAATTTAGTTCATCACAACTTATTAAAGATTCTGATTTAGCAACTTATACAGGTTCGATAAATACTAAATTTGATGATTTAAAAAATTATACAGGTTCAGTAAATACAACATTGACTCAAATTGGTGTAGTATCTGGAAGTTTAATTAATTCAGCATCATCTTTTGAAACAAGATTTGGAGCAGTAGCAACTATTAGTGGTTCATTAATATCAACTGCATCTAACCATGAGAACAGAGTTGTGGCATTGGAATCAACTGCATCATATTTACAGGGAACTTTTTCTACTTCTGTTGATAGTAGACTTGATAATTTAGAATCTGCATCATCAAGTTTCAGTTCATCTATACTTAATTTAAATGAATTTAGTTCATCACAACTTACACAAAATAGTAATTTAGCAACTCATACTGGTTCAGTTAATACGAGATTGACAGAAATAGGAGTTGTTACGGGTTCACTAATAATTTCAGCATCAAACGCAAAAACTACAAATGATGCACAAGATATTAGTATTTCCAAACTAAACGATGCAACGGCTAGTTTATTCATATCATCATCTACGTTGACTGCATCGTTCACAGCTTTACGTTCAGAGTTTAATACATTGACAGCATCTGTTGATCCTGGAAACGTATCATCTCAATTTTCTAATATTAATACAAGATTTACTACATTAGCGACCTTAACAGGTTCATATGATACTAGATTTACAGAAATTGGAGTTGTTAGTGGTTCTTTAATCACTTCAGCATCAGCAGCAAAGACTACAAATGATACACAAGATGGAAGATTAAATAATTTAGAATCCAAATCAGGAAGTGTAGATACAAGATTAACTGAAATCGGTGTAGTAACAGGTAGTTTAATACTATCAGCATCTAATCACCAAATATCTATATCAAATTTAAATTCATTTACCGCATCACAATCAACAGCAAGTTTAGTAAATAGATTAAATGCAATAGAAAGTGTAAGTGGAAGTTGGATTACAGAAAGTGAAACGGGTTCATATGAAATTAGATTTGCTACAATAGGAACCTACACAGGTTCGGTTGAAACAAGATTGATAGAAGTTAGTGTTGTAACTGGTAGTTTAATTGCATCAGCATCAGTAACTAAAACAACAAACGATACGCAAGGTGTTTCAATTACTAATTTAAATTCAACAACTGCAAGTTTAAATACTTCAGTTTCAAATATTAACTCATTCAGTTCATCGCAATTAACTCAAAATACTGCATTAGCAACTATTTCGGGTTCATTGATTAGTTCAGCATCTGCAGCAAGTGTTTCAATTGCAGAATTAAATACATATTCGGCATCTCTTAAAACGGCTATTGGAGTTTCAGGACAAAATGTTACTATAAATGGTGATTTAACTGTTGCAGGAACAACAACTACTATAAATTCGACTACTGTTAATATAGGTGATAACATTATTCAACTTAATGGTACAGGAGCAACTAATGGTGGTTTGGTAGTTAGAGATGCAACAGCAGCAACGACAGTATCTGGTTCATTATTATGGGATACTACAAACGATAAGTGGATAGCAGGTCCTTTAGGTTCTGAAGATGATGTAGTTTTAAGAACATTAGGACAAACACTTACTAATAAAACAATAAGTGGTGCAAGTAATACTTTAACTAATATTGGCAACGCATCTCTTACAAATAGCTCAATAACAATAGCAGGAACTTCTACCGCTTTGGGTGGAACTATCACATTAGCAACAATCACCGGAAATAGTGGAATATTATCAGGCTCTGCACAATTGGGTGGAATATATGAAACAACCGGTAGAGGTATAGTTAGTGGAAGTTCGCAGATAACACCATTATTACCAGCTGGATTAATTTCGGGATCATCACAAGTAACGGGAATAACAAATGCACAATTAGTAAATTCAGCAATAACAATAGCAGGAACTTCTACATCATTAGGTGGAACCATTACTTTAGCAACTATAACAGGTAACTCTGGAATAATTTCAGGCTCAAGTCAATTGGGTGGAATATATGAAACTACAGGTAGAGGAATAGTATCTGGTTCATCCCAATTAACAGCTGACTTCGATAGTAGATATCTAAATACAGGCGGAGATTCCGTTGTATCAGGTTCATCTCAAATAGATGCCACTTTAACTACAAATTGGGCAACAGGCATTAAAACACAACTTAATAGTAATACGGTCATATCAGGTTCTTCGCAAGTATATTCAGGTGTAAGTGGTGATATTACAATCGGTTCAAATGGTGTTGCAACAATCGCAAATAATTCCGTTTTACTTGGAACTGATACCGTTGGCAGTTATGTTGCATCATTGGTAGCGGGAACTAACATTACACTTTCTAATAATAGTGGTGAAGGAGCAACCCCAACAATCGGCTTAACAAATAATGCGATTACAATAGCAGGAACTTCCGTTTCATTGGGTAGTTCGATTTCTGCAGCAACAATATTGGGTGGAACAGGAGTAGTTTCAGGATCATCTCAAATTACTTATTCATCGTTGAGTGGCATACCATCGGGCATAGTAAGTGGAGCAGCGCAAGTAACTCCATTATTACCAGCAGGAACTGTTTCAGGTTCTTCACAAGTATATTCAGGTGTAAGTGGTGATATTACAATCGGTTCAAATGGTGTTGCAACAATCGCAAATAATTCCGTTTTACTTGGAACTGATACCGTTGGCAGTTATGTTGCATCATTGGTAGAGGGTACTGGTGTAACTATAACAAATAATAGTGGTGAAGGTACAACACCAACAATAGCAATAGGACAAGCAGTATCAACTTCATCTAATGTTCAATTTGCTTCATTAGGAATTGGAATGGCCGCAAGTGGTACTACCGGTAGAATTGATGCAACAAATGATATCGTAGCATTCTCATCTTCGGATAAAAGATTTAAAGATAATATCAAACCAATAGAAAATGCTTTAGAAAAAATACAAAGTGTTGGTGGATATGAATTTGATTGGAAAGAGGAAAATAAAATAGAGCATGGATATGAAGGACATGATATTGGTGTAATAGCACAAGAAATCGAAGCAATTGCACCAGAATTAGTTCAAACTCGTGAAAATGGATATAAAGCAGTAAAATATGATAAGATTGTTCCACTTTTAATTGAAGCGATTAAAGAATTATCAGCGAAAGTAAAAGAATTGGAAAGTAAATAGATATTTATAAATATTATACAATAACGTACTAAAAAGAAGGTAAACTAGATGGCACTTAAATTTAGACGTGGGACAACCGCACAGAAATCAGGTTCGTTAGCATTCGGAGAACCATATGTAAATACTACATTAGGAACATTACAAGTAGGTTTAGATACAGGAGATGTAACATTAGCAACGTTTGGAGCAACGGCTACAGGTCAATTTGGTGCAATTTCTGGTTCGTCTTTAGAAATTTCAGGTAATGCGGTAGTTTACGGAAATCTTACATTGGGTGGTAACATCACAATAGGTGACCAAACAGCAGATACGGTTGTTGTATCTGCAAATTTAAGTTCATCACTTATACCTTCAAACGATAATACATTTGATTTAGGTAGTTCATCTAAAAAATATAAAGATATATACATAGGTGGAAATATTACTGTCGGCGGAAACGTTGATGGTGTTGATATTTCGGTTCTAAATTCAAATATAAACTCTACAACTGCAAGTTTAATAATTGAAACTACAAATTTAGAGTTATTCAGTTCTTCACAACTTACACAAAATAGTAATTTAGCAACTTATACCGCATCAGTTGATGGTAGATTTACTAATTTAGGAACTTATACAGGTTCAGTAGATACAAGGTTTACCACATTAGCAACCTATACGGGTTCTATTAATACTTCAATAACTAACTTAAATTTATCATCCGCATCACAGCAGGTATCGATTGATAATTTAAATTCATTTAGCGCATCCGAAAATAGTAAATCATCGAATTTAGCAACTTATACCGCTTCGGTTGATACAAGATTTGGTACTTTGGGAACTTATAGTGGTTCAGTAGATACAAGGTTTACCACATTAGGAACTTATACATCATCTCTTGAAACAAGAATGACGGCTGTAGGAACCGCAACAGGTTCATTAAATACATCGGTTTCCAATTTAAACTCCGCAACTGCAAGTTTAATAATTGAAACTACAAATTTAGAGTTATTCAGTTCCTCTGTATTGACTAGATTAACCGAAATTGGAGTAGTTAGTGGTAGTTTGATTACATCAGCATCTGCAGCAAAAACCACAAACGATTCACAGGGTGTAAGTATAACAAATATAAATTCAGCAACGGCAAGTTTAATAATTGAAACTACAAATTTAGAGTTATTCAGTTCCTCACAACTTACACAAAATAGTAATTTAGCAACTTATACAGGTTCGGTTACTACAAGATTGACTGAAATTGGAGTAGTTAGTGGTAGTTTGATTACATCAGCAAGTGCTGCATCGATAGCAAATATTAATTTAAACTCTTATACAAGTTCTCTAAAAACGGCTTTATCCGTAAGTGGAGCAGATTTGACAGTTTTGGGTAACTTAACTGTACAAGGTGATACAACAACACTTAATACAACTAATCTTTTAGTTGAAGATAAACTAATTGAATTAGCAATAGGTACAACTGCTTCCGTTGATGCAAATGGAGCAGGTATTTTTATTAGTGGTGCAAATGCAAGTATTCTTTGGGACCACACCAACTCTACTTTAGATATTAATAAATCAGTTGATGTTGTAGGAAATATTACACTAACAGGAACCGTTGATGGAGTAGACGTTTCTGTTTTAAATTCAAATGTAAATTTAACAACTGCAAGTTTAAACACTTCAGTAATAAATATTAATTCTTTTACTTCATCAGCTGGTGTTAGACTTACAAATTTAGAAACAACTTCTGCAAGTGTTAATACTTCTATAACAAATCTTAACTCATTTAGTTCTTCGGAAAATACTAAATCTACAACTTTAGCAACCTTAACTGGTTCATATGATACGAGATTTACAACTTTAGGAACATATACAGGTTCAGTAGATACGAGATTTACTACTCTTGCAACCTTAACTGGTTCTTACGATACAAGACATACGGCTATAGGCACGTACACATCATCTCTAGAAACAAGAATGAGTACAGTAGCAACAGCAACAGGTTCATTAAACACTTCCGTTTCAAACATAAATTCTACAACTGCTAGTTTAAATACTTCAGTAACGAACTTAAACTCATTTAGTTCATCTCAATTAACTCAAAATAGTACATTAGCAACTTATACGGGTTCAGTTAATACAAGGTTGACAGAAATCGGTGTAGTTAGTGGAAGTTTAATAGCATCAGCATCAGCAGCAAAGACTACAAATGATTCACAAGGAGTTTCAATAACAAACTTAAATTTAACAACTGCAAGTTTAAACACTTCAGTAAGTAATATTAATTCATTTACAGCTTCGGAAAATACTAAATCTTCAACTTTAGCTACTTATACAGCTTCAGTAGATACGAGATTTACTACTCTTGCAACCTTAACTGGTTCTTACGATACAAGACATAATACAATAGGTACTTACACTTCATCTTTAGAAACAAGAATGACAGCTGTAGGAACTACAACAGGTTCATTAAATACTTCAGTTTCGAATTTAAACTCACATACTGCATCTGCGTTAACTAGATTAAGTAATTTAGAAACTGAAACTTCTAATTTAGAATTGACAACCGCAAGTTTAAATACTTCGGTTAGTAATTTGAACTCTTATACAAGTTCTTTTCCAACAGCAACCGTAAGTTTATCAAATAAAACTATAAGTGGTGCAAATAATACATTGAGTAGTATTGCAAATTCATCTCTTACAAATAGTTCAATTACTATTGCAGGAACATCAACCGCTTTGGGTGGAACTATTACTGCGGCTACAATATTACAAGGTACTGGAGTTGTTTCGGGTTCATCACAGGTAGATGTAACAGCAACTACAAATTATTCAGTAATAAGTGGACAATTTACAGGAGTGCAATCAGCAACCAGTTCATTAAACACTTCAGTTTCTAATTTAAACTCCGCAACTGCAAGTTTAATAATTGAAACTACAAATTTAGAATTATTTAGCGCTTCGGCAAATACAAGATTTACTACATTAGCAACCTTAACGGGTTCATATGATACAAGATTTACTACATTAGCTACAAAAACGGGCTCAATTGATACTTCAATATCAAATTTAAACTCCGCAACTGCAAGTTTAATAATTGATACTAATAATTTAGAAACATTCACGTCTTCATTTAATACTGCATTTGGATTAAGTGGTGCAAATGTTACCGTTAAAGGTAATTTGACTGTACAAGGTACAACTACTCAAATAGATTCGACAGTAGTTAATATAGCAGATAATATTATTCAATTAAATGGTACTGGTGCAACTAATGCCGGTTTAGTAGTTAGAGATGCAACAGCAGCAACTACAACATCAGGTTCATTCCTTTGGGATACAACAAATGATTATTGGATAGCAGGTGCTTTAGGTTCCGAATTACCAATAGCAACTACAACAGGTACACAGACACTTACAAATAAAACTATAAGTGGTGCATCAAATACACTTTCAAATATTGCGAATGCTTCCCTTACAAATAGTTCAATAACAATAGCAGGAACTTCGGTTTCATTAGGTGGTTCAATTACTGCGGCAGTTATCGGAAATGCAATTGGAGCATTTAGTGGTTCATCACAAGTAACAGGAATCGGTAATGCACAATTAACTAATAGTTCCGTAACTATCGGTACAACGGCAATATCATTAGGAGCATCATCAACTACATTAACGGGATTAACTTCAGTAACTTCTACTGGATTTACAGGAGCATTAACAGGTAATGCATCAACTGCAACTACTTTACAAACTGCAAGAACAATCAACGGAACTTCATTTAATGGTTCTGCCGATATTACTATTCCAAATTTAGTTTCCGGTTCATCGCAAATTACTGCAGGTTCAACTACAAACTTTGCAACTGATGTTAAAACTCAACTAAATTCAAATACCGTTATAAGTGGTTCATCACAAGTATCACACGATTCAACAACCGGATATTCAGCAAATAGACACGTTGACCATACGGCGGTTTCAATTACAGCGGGAAGTGGTTTAACAGGTGGTGGAGATATTTCTACAACTAGAACTATTTCAGTAGCAACAGGTGGAGTAACCAACGCAATGTTAGCGGGTTCAATTGCAAATGATAAATTAAGTAATTCAGCAATAACAATAGCTGGTACTTCGACATCATTAGGTGGGTCAATTACATTAGCAACAATCACAGGAAATAGCGGAATAGTATCCGGTTCATCACAATTAACAACCGATTTTGATAGTAGATATCTTAATACAGGTGGTGATTCTGTTGTATCGGGTTCATCACAAATTGATTTAACCGCAACTACAAACTACGCAAGTGGTATTTTGACTAGATTAAATGCAGTGGGAGTAGTTTCGGGTTCTTCGCAAATCAATGTTGCATCAACAACTGGTGATATTGCATTAGGAACTAGAACATCTGGTAACTATGTGGCATCATTAGTAGCAGGAACTAACATTACACTTTCTAATAATACAGGTGAAGGTGCAACTCCAACAATTGGTTTAACGAACAACGCAATTACAATTGCAGGAACATCTACTTCACTTGGAGGCACAATTACATTAGCAACAATCACAGGTGCAAGTGGAATTATATCAGGTTCATCTCAAATTAGTGGTTTAACAACATCCAATTTAAGTGGAACCGCAGCGATTACAAACGGACAATTGGCAAACTCTTCGGTGACAGTAACTGCTGGAACTGGTATGAGTGGTGGTGGTTCGGTATCATTGGGTGGGTCTGTAACTTTAACTAATGCCGGTGTAACTTCAAATGTAGCAGGTAGTGGTATTTCAGTAAGTGGTGCAACAGGTGCAGTCACAATTACAAATACGGGTGTTAGAAGTATTGCAGCAGGTACTGGTGTATCGGTAAGTGCAACAACCGGCGATAGTTGTACAATTTCAATCGGACAGGCAGTAACAACATCATCTAACGTTCAATTCAACTCATTAGGTATAGGTATGGCAGCATCCGCTACCGCTGGTAGAATTGATGCAACAAATGATATCGTAGCATTCTCATCTTCGGATATTCGTTTCAAAGAGAATATTAAACCAATCGAAAACGCAATCGACAAAATCAGAAAGATTAGTGGTAACACTTACGATTGGAAAGAAGAAAACAAAATTGAGCACGGATACGAAGGAAATGATGTGGGTGTAATCGCACAAGAAATTGAAGCAGTATTACCACAATTAGTTCAGACAAGAGAAAGTGGATATAAAGCAGTTAAATACGATAAATTAGTAGCATTATTAATTGAAGGTATAAAAGAACAACAATTACAAATTGAACAATTAAGAATAGATTTAGATAATTGTAGAAATAAAGGGTTATAATTAATGTATGATGTTTATTATACCACCGCTGGAGGCCCTTGGTTCAACAGCGGTGCTGATATATGGGTAACTAATTGGATAGAGGAAGTGGCACCTTATTTAGAAGTAAAGCCACTTCTAGTTTTCCATAGAAAAAAACCAGATAATTACGAACAATTTCCAATTGATATTGACCATATTTGGGAAACCAATGAATTGGAAATAGATAGAATATTAAAGGGTGCAAGAAAGATACACATTCTTCATGGTCACTACACACCAACAACAGCAATACACAACAATTTAGAAAAAATAGATTCAATTGTATTTCATAATTTGACAAAAGTATCAATGGTAGGTCAAATGAATAAAGACCAATATTTACATTGGTATGGAAATTGGGAGTGGGAAACGGAATTAATTAATAAAATTAAAAGTAAAATTTGGGTTGGATTGTATAACTTTCCATATCAAACCGAAAATCTTTATCATATTTCCAATTATTACGAATTTTCACATAAAAAGGAAATAAAAGATAATACAAAAATAGGATTTGCAGCAAGAGCAGAAGGTAGAAAAAATGTAGAATATATTGATGGATTGGATTCATTTATATTTACAAACTCACAAACATTTAAAAGATATTATAGAGAAAAATATGGATACCGATTTGAAAAATCAAAAATATATCCGTTTAATTACAAACATAAAGAAAAGTTCTACGGACTTGATTGGGGGATATCTCACTCTTGTTTTGAATATGAACCCTTCGGATATGGAATATTTGAAGCAGTTGATTGGGGTAAATTACCAATATTACATGAAAAATGGCACGTTCCACTTGATTATAAGTACAAAGCGTCTGACAAGGAAACATTTAAACAAACCTACGAAACGATTTGTAAAGATGATTACGAAACCCGTAAAAGCGAGTTTGAAAAACTTAAAAATTGGATGATAGAACACTTTTCAAATAAAGAGGTGTGGAAACAAAAACTTTTAGATATTTATAATGGATTATAATCAATTAATACATGGCAAGAACTAACTTATCATTAGGTAACTTATATAGAGCAGTAAGCGGTTCAGCAAGAGTTGGAGCAGTTTCTTTAGGAGGATTAGCCGGCGGAGTGCAAGCATCGATGAGAGATGGATTTGCAATGGATTCTGTAACAGTAAATCCACCTACATTCACATATATTGTAGAGAGTACAACAGAAAATGCAAATTTTACATTTTCAACAACCGGCTCACTTTTCTATTCAAAAGTACAACAACAATTAGCAAACTTTACTTGTTCGTTTAATAATTCTAATTTTACTACAGGTTCTAATACATTTGGAACCGGCCCTACAATTATACCAATTACTCCTGCATCGATTGCACAATCAAATTATTCAGAAGCATCTGCAGTATTAACAATGGGATATGCTGATGGTTATAATATCAATGCAACAAATTATGGTGTAAAAACGACAAAAACTTTATACGCAGTTGATGTTTATAATACAATAAATGAAAATGATTTCTGTTTATTATTTGGAACGCAAATTCAATTAGCAAACGGTAATATGGTAAATGTGGAAGATTTAAATGTTGGTGACCAAATAAAAGCATGGGTCCCAACTGGGTTACCTGATGAAACTCAAGACCCTGAAAGTGAACAAGTTGAATGGAGATTTTTCCTATCAGATACAATATCAGGCAACGAACAGAATGTAACGGTTTCGGATTTAACTTTTAATTTTGCTCCAGGATATATTTCAGTAAATAATGGATTAATCAAAGCAACTGAAACTCACCCATTATATGTTTGGGATAATGAAATTGGCAAATATAAATTTAAAAATGTAGGTGATATACTTCCAGGAGATAAACTAATAATGCAAGACCAATCGGAAGTAGAAGTTGTAAATATTGAATTAATCAGAGAAGATGTTGAAATTGTAACTGTGAATGTAGAAAATGCAGACGTATATATTTCTAATGGATTGATTTCACATAACAAAGGTACAACAACACAACCACCAATACCAGCATCGGGATTAAGAATGTATTTAGACCCATCAAAAACATCATCTTATCAGGGTTCAGATACAGCCGATTGGTTAGATTTGACAGGATGGGGAACTGGTGTTAGACCTGCAGGAGTATCGAATGCGGCGGGTATTAGTGGTGGTAATCCAACATACAATAGTGGTGCAACTAGAATTGATAAATATTGGTCATTATCTACAAATAAATTTTGGTATAAAGATGGTACAACAAATATCAATGGTGGATATACACAATTTAATACATCAGAATATACGGTTATAGCTTGGGTTAGATTTACATCACATCCATCAAATGGATATTACCAAATATTTAATAAACAAACTACATCAGGAACAGCTAATAGATTAATATCTTTGTATTTGAATTCAAATGGTAGTGGTACATATTTTATACACGATGGAACAAATATACAATTTAATAGTAATTCATTTACTTTAAATACAAATACTTGGTATATGATTACATATTCCGCAAAAGCTAACGGAACAAACGAAGCATTTACAGATAAAACATCTAGAGGTACGGTATCAAATGGTACACAAACATATACAACATCCGCATTAATTCAAGTTGGTGGTAACTTTGCAGAAAACAATTATTATTTTAATGGGCAAATGGGACCTGTATTGTTTTACAATAGACAATTGAGTTCTTCTGAAATAGGACAAGTTTATGATTATTTCCAACCAACATATCGACCATAAATTATTGTTTTGAAATAAAACTTTATATTTATATTGAGAATTACAAATTTTTAAAAATTAACTATATAAAATGGCAGAGAAATTAGTATCACCAGGCGTATTTACAAAAGAAAACGACCTTTCATTCTTACAACAAGGAATTGCTGATATTGGTGCAGCGTTTATTGGACCTTTTAAAGAAGGACCATTAGTACCTACAATTGTTAATTCACAAGCAGAATTCGAACAATTATTTGGTAGTGTTGATGGTACTTACTATACCCCATTAGCAGTACAAAACTATTTAAGAGAAGCAGGAACGGCAACAATTTGTAGAGTAGCAGGAGCTGCAGGATATACAGAAAATGCACCGCTATTATTAATAGCAGCATCGGGTTCACAATCAGGTGCTTTGGGTATCTTATTCAACACATCAGGTAGTGCAGCTGGATTTGCGGGCATAAGCGTTAGTGATTCAGATGGTGGTGGTGATTTTAAATTAGCAGGAACTGGATTTAATATAAGTGCATCTTTAAAATTAACAGAACCTAATGATATTGAAGCAGTATTTGGTACATCTCCATACGGAGTTAAATCTGCATATTCATACGCTTTCTTTAAAGAAAATGGATTTTTATTTAACACAGGTTCTTATACATTATCAAATTCTGATGGTTTAAATACAGGAGCTTATACAGCTTCGTTTACATCAAATGTTGTAGTTAGTAGAGTTGTATTAGATAATCAAAAATTTAGTGGTTCTGCAGGTGATGGTAGTGCATGTGAAGCATTGACTCCATATATTCAATCTCAACTAATTTCAGGTGAAAGATATAATCTTTTCCAGATTGAAACTATTACAGCAGGTAACGCAGCTAATACAAAAGTAAAAGTTGCAATTACGAATGTAAAAGCAGCAGGCTCAACAGCAGGTACTGATTATGGTACGTTTAATGTTGTTGTAAGAGCTTTCAATGATACTGACAAAAAGAAAAATGTATTAGAAACTTTCTCAAACGTAAACCTTGACCCTAACTCTCCAAACTATATTAGTAGAGTAATTGGTGATAGAAAAAGAAGCATAAATTCTTTAACAGGTAAAGTAACAGAAAATGGTGATTGGGTAAATAACTCAAAATATATTAGAATACAAAATGTAAACGCATTAGCACCTGTACAGGCAGTACCATTTGCACACGCTGCATATAAGAGTATTATTAAAAGTGCTGATTATGAAAGTTTTATACCAAGAGTAACATTCTCAACTGGTTCAGTAGTAGATGCTGCAAAAATGAGTGGTATTGATTTAGATAATAATGCTGACAATAAAATTTATATGAAACCAATACCACACGGAGCAGGTAATGGTTCTAATTCTGTATTCTCATTAGATACTGTTTGTGGTAGAGTATTAGGTGGTTCAGAAGGAACAGGTTCAGCTGAATTAGCAAAAAGACAATTTATTGTTGCATTCCAAGAAGGTTTTGATGGATATGCACCAAATACAAACGCAGCAGATATAGAACCATCAACTACAGCAGGTAAAGCAGCATATGCAACGCATATTGCAGCACTATCTAACACAGATGAGTACGATATCAATATGGTAGTTGCACCACATGTTAATAGAGCAGACCATAGTTCAGTTTGGACATCAATTCTTGATATGGTTGAGCAAAGAGCAGATGCATTCTTTATTGCAGATGCGGCAAACGCTGATGCAAAAATACCAGCAACTGTAACACAGGCTGAATCAGTAGATTCAAACTACGCAGCAGTTTACTATCCTTGGATTAAAACAATTGATGTTAATACAAATAAATTAATCACAGTTCCACCATCAGTATTATTACCTGGCGTATTCGCAGCAAACGATAGAGTAGCAGCAGAATGGTTCGCACCAGCAGGTTTAAATAGAGGTGGATTAGTAGGAGCAGTTTCAGTATTAGATAAAGTAACTCAATCTGAAAGAGATACATTATACGAAGGTAAAGTAAACCCAATCTGCCAGTTCCCTGGACAAGGTATCGTAGTATGGGGTCAGAAAACTTTACAAGATAAACCATCAGCATTGGATAGAATCAACGTAAGAAGATTATTATTGACTGTTAGAAAGTATATCGCTTCAACTTCAAAATATTTAGTGTTCGAACAAAACTCTTCTGAAACAAGAAATAGATTCTTAAATATTGTTAATCCTTATTTAGAATCAATCCAACAAAGACAAGGTCTTTACGCTTTCAGAGTAGTAATGGATGAAACAAATAATACACCAGATGTAATTGATAGAAATATCCTTAAAGGAGCTATCTACTTACAACCAACAAAGACAGCTGAATTCATTCAAATTGATTTCAATATCTTACCAACTGGTGCAAGTTTCGCGGGATAATTTAAAAAGTAAATATTTATAATAGAATAACAAATAAAATAAAAATAAAATGCCAGAAATTTTAGAGTTTGACAAAATGTTCTATAAGAATTTTGAACCAAAGCTTGGTAACAG